GCTGTCGATAGCAACTGGAGTAGCAACGTCAAGAACAGTAGCGTCAGCCAAGAACAAAGTCTCGAAACCTGCGTACTCACCTGCGGTTGCGTTAACACCCTGCCAAATCAAACGCTCGTTGTTTGCAGCAATACCCGCCATAACGTTAGCAATTAATGCGTCAGTCAATGAAGCGTGTAATTCGTTGTTCTGCTCTGAGCGAGATTCCCAATCCGATAAAAACGTATTTTTACAAAGTTGACGCTGTACTTGGAATTTCTCCAAAGTCAAGATACGCTCTGTTAAAGTAACTGTTCCAGTTGGAGTGAAGTCACAAGTCGCGTTTGCGAAAGTTACGTTGTCAACAAGACGACGAACAACTTGTTTGTACTCGATGTTTTCTTTGAAAGTAACTGCTGCAAGAGACTCGTTACTTAAGAAAGCCGCGCGGATATATCCTGCCGCTTCTCTACCTGCGTAGGTAGTTGTTAATGATGTTGTAGTAGGCATTTTTTTTTATTTGTTTTTTATTATTTTTTAAGATGAAATAAGAAGCGTTCCTCTGCGCTCATCTTGTTGTAAGATTTAGCAGGTGTTTGCTTCGCTTGTTTAACTTCTTTGATAGATTGAACCGCAGGTTGTGCGCTCAATTTCTCTACGTTTGATGAAAGTTCTGCGTTTGCTTTTTTCATTTCAGCAAGTTCGCTTTCTAACTTTGCAACCAAAGACAAAAGACCTTCAACCTCTGCGTTGAATGTTTCTTCAGCAACAACCTCTGTCGCTTGTTCTTCTTCGATGATTACTTCAACCTCTGGACTTTCTTCTTCCATTGGCTTTAATTCAGCAACAAGACCACCGCTTACAACAACAATGATTCCTTCTGCTGTCTTGTACTCGCCGTCCGCTACAACAACCTCGTTGCCTTCTGCGTCCTTTGCGAATACACGAACACCAGCTGCCCAAGTGTCGCTGTCCGAGTAGATGCTTGTTCCGTCCTCAAGAATCGCTTCAACCATTTGCTTCACCTCAACAACCTCTTCGGCTGATAGGCTTACATTGTGTTTCGCGAAAAGAGCGTTTACTTTTTCTCGTAAGTTCATAATTTGTTTAATTAAATATTTAGTGACTAAATAGAAAAGAAGGTATATTTGTTTCATAATTGATTCTTTTCATAGTTTCTTTTTGATTTTAGGTTTGGCGAGGGGAGTGATTACCCCTCGTTTTTTTTTTATCCTAAATTGTCAAGAATAGTATTCAGTATCTTCATCTCGTCCTCACTCAATCCATACGACTTAAACCCCATTTTACCGCCCTCGTTTGTAATCTTCGTGAGCGCGTTTAGAAACAGGGTTGCGTCGTCGTTGAACAGTTCGACCTTTAGAAACCCCCCTGCTTCGATGTTCATTTATTCCTCTTTCAAAAGTTCTTCTATCTCGGCAAGTATCGCAGCGAACTCGTCGTGTGCGCTTAAATACATTTCCTTTTCAGCAATGAAGTTTCCTTCGATAGAGAAACCTAACACCTCTTTGTTTTGAATCTGCTTCTTCACTTCTTCGTTCTCCACTTTCATGCAACCAAACCAAGTACCTTCTGGAAGGGAAAACCCGAAGTTTGTAGACTTGTCGTTCTCGCCTTCAATGATCCACGTCTCAACCAAAGACACTCCGTCAACCACTTTCGCGTGTTCAACCGTTGCGTTGTTTTGGTTGTTGTGCTTTAAGTAGTTGTAAGCAATTGCTCTGATTGTTTCTTTCGAATACTTAACGTAATACTCTTCGTTTGTTTCGTCGTTGCGTCTGTATATCAGTTGGTCGGGAATTAGCAAAGCGCCGTATAAAAGACCTCTAAAATCTTCTTTGAACTTCACGTTGTGTTGTTCTGATAAGGCTACGAAATCGACACCAATTGCAGGTTCTTCGACTACGCTGATTGCATACACTCCGAGCAAACCTGCGTCGTCGATGCCGTACTCAATAACTTTAATTTTTTTATTCATTGTTTTATTTTTTAGCCACCAAGACGCGCTTGGTTATTGATTAATTGTTGTGCTTCTAAATTGCTCGACACTTGCGTACTTACGACGTATGCTTGTAGTGGCGGTTGTTGGTTGGGTTGGTTTTGTAGGAAAGCGAAGTTGGCAGGTGAAGGTGGTGTTAATCCTACCGTTCCTCCACCACCTACTGAAGGAGTTGAAAGACTTGCGCCTCCACCGCCCATAAATTTACTTACTCCACTTGCTACAATTGCTGCGATAGATGCTGCTGCGTTTAAGTTGTTTGCTGCGAACATTGGTGCTGCACTTGCTGCCGCCAATGGTAATGCCAATGGTCCAGAAGAAGAATAGAACGCTAATTGCTTTGCAAGAATTTCAGCATTTGCTGCTCTGTTACTTACTACTACTTTTGCAATAGCAAGACCTTTTTCAAGCGCAAAAGCCACATCTGCTGCCTTTTTATTTTTGGCGAAAAGTGTTCCTAATAAAGATATTGATGAATTTGCTATATTCCATTTCGCTTCTGCAAGTTGGGTTTGGCTTTCAATTTCCCAATCAATTTGTTGCTTTTGTCTTTCTTTTTCTTTTTCTGCCGCTTTTTGTTTTTCTTCAAGAAGTTTTTCATCAGCCTCTTGTTGTTGCTTTAATTTTAAAGCATTTGCTTCTTCATCAATTTTTGCTTGTTCCGCGTCACCTTTTTGAAGTATTTCTACAATATGTATGTTGTGTAATTCTTCAAGTTCTTCTAATTCTTTTTTAGATTTTTTAGCACGTATATAAGTTTCTCTTTGTATTTTATATTTTTCTTCTGCTTGATAAATCTCAGCCTCAATATCAGACATTCCACGACGCTTAAATTGAGCAATGTCTTTTTCAATATCTGCAACATCTTGAGCAAGTTTTTTCTTGTCTTCTTCAATCTGTCTTAATCTTTCTTCACGTTTTCTTTTTGCTTCTGCATCGGCTTCTTCTTTTGCTCGTTTTTCGGCTTCTAATTTTGCTAATTCTTCTTCGGACTTTACAGCGTCCATTTTTGCCTTAGCAGATTTTACTAATAATCCTAATTCAGAAGTTCTGCTAAACATAACTTGCTTAAGTTGTTCAACTTCTGCATTGCCTATATTTATTCTATTTTGTATTCCACTTTTTAATTTTCCTTCAATTGCTTCACGAGATTTGTATGAGTTATCAATCCAAGTTGATAAATCTCTTTCTGTAAGTAATCCTTGATTTTTTGCATCAATAATTTCTTGTTGTGTGAAACTTTGTCTTGACAACATCGCATTCATAGCGTTGATGTCTAATATTTTGTTTTTTATTGTTTCAGCATCTTGTCTTGAAAGTGTTTTAATTGATTCAATTGCATCAAGTTCAGCCTTAGCAGCTTCATTTTTCTTTTGTTGCAAACCATAGGCTGCATCAGTTGTTCTTTTTGCTTCTTCAACACCAGCATTTATTTTTCCTTCAAGTTGTGCTTGAAGAACTTTCAAATCATAGATTGCTTGTTCTTTTACTTTTATTGCTTCTGTCCTTGCCTCAGTATCTCCTTTTAATACAGCGAGTTTTTCTTCTTGAATAGCAATATCTATTTTCTTTTTAAGAATAGCAGTTTCTTGATTGTATTGACTTTCAATGCTTATTCCTTTTGCTTTTTCAGTTGCAAGTTGAGTTTCTAAAATTCTTGCTTCATCTTGAAGTATTTGTTTTTGTTTTTCAAGTTTAGAAACATCTGAAGCATTTATAAGTCCATTTAACTCTTTCCAATAAGCAACAATACCAACTAATGCACCTGCTATTCCAAGAAGTGGATTTTGAGCCACTAAACTAAACAATCCTTTTATAGCACTTTTTGCAGCACTTAACATTTCTTTAAAGCCATTTGTAATGTCTTCTGGCTTTAATTTTTTTAGGTTAGTTCCAAATAATGAAATTGATTGTGATAACCCTCCAAAATCCAAATTTCTCATTTGGTCTCCCATAAGACCAAACGAAGTTCGTAAACCTTCTATTGCTGGACCTGTATTTGCTCTTACTGCATTAGCAGTCTGATTTAATTGATCTTTTAACTGTCCTGCTCTTGCTGCAGCCTTTTGAAATTCAATAGATTTTGAATCCATTGATTGCATCTGCTTTTGTAAATCGTTTAATTCACGTTTAGCATCATTCGCCGCTTCAGTTGTTTCATTTAAATATGTAATTGCATTACCGCCTACATTAAATTGTTTTGTTGTTGCCGCCATTTTAGAAGAAGATTATATATAATAGAAATATCCAAAACGCGTAGTTTACAGGAATTACGACAAACTTATATAAATTGTAAACCAACTTTGATAATTTTCGCTTACCATTCGCCATTTTACCGAACTCAGTTTCAGTCTTGATGTTTAGTTTCAAGAACTCTAAACAAGCGAGCATTGCGTCAGCTTTATTTTGAAGATGTA